CCCCCATTGTGGGGGACTGGTCGACCTTGCGGGACCATAACTGCTTGGTAAAGGAAACTGTCATGCTCTGAACCTAACCCAAGGTTTAACCATGGGAGTCTCTCGATCCGGAAGAGAGCACACGATTTTACAATCGGATTCGCTACCCGAAAGTATTAGAGTGTGCTTCCTTTAGATCTAGGTGGTACCTGTGCATTACGCACATAACCGAGTGCCAAGATGTGGCACGTTTTATTTGGAGGTGTCATGTCGAAGGACACAAAACCGCCGTGGATTCCGCTCATCATTTGTGGTATGATAATGGTTATTGTTATCATTGTCTCCATAAAAGGAGCGTATATCCAGCTTTCGATGAATGGGGTGGGAATGTAATGTTTGAACAACTAACATACAGTTCTATTCCAACTCAAACCGTCCAGTGTTATTTTACTGGAGGGGCTACAGACAAATGCCCCTCTCCACTGGTGGCACGGTATCCGGCTGGCCCGCGCGTCCGTAAGGAAGCGTATGTCGGCTCAATCCGTGGAAAGAAAGAGAAAAAGGTGTTTCATGAGTTTGATCGTTGGCGCTACGAAGCGTCTGGTCATTCTGAGTTACACCACTGCAACCTCAACATGAATGGAGGTCTCGGTCCGTACATCGACGGAGGCACACAGTGGATTTATCTGCTGTCCAAACATGGTGCTGTTACACCGAGTCTTGACTTTAGCCCTCAGTCATTAAGACTGACAGAAGCCGATGAATCATATAGAAAATATATGATCCAAAAGACTTTTGCTAAGGCAAATGAGGCCAGATTCAACGTAACAGTGCAACTCGCAGAATTGGCAGAAACCCTTGAATACCTTAACGGGATTTTCGGGACTATCGGCAAGTTGTTCTTTAAGCATGGAACATTGTCCGACTGGAAGTCAAACAAGCGCTTCCTAAGCGGAGCTAAAGACTTGTGGGAAAGGATTAAACACCCTGAATCCACATGGTTGGAATACCGCTACGCAATCATGCCAATGATACTCTCGGCACAAGACTTACTGGAATCGCTTAAGCCAGTAAGCCCCACGGAGCGATGGGAGGGGTACAAGAAGTACCCTGAAAAGGTGGTCACAGACCACTACTTCAATTATTCCGCAGGGAAGCTATGCTTCACGGTTGAAAAGTCAACTACCATTAAAACTGGTGTTGGCCTCGATGTTAAGTCACAAATGGATGCTGCCCCTTGGGGTACAGGCATCTATGATTTCGCATTGGCAGCCTGGGAAAAGACTACGTTATCCTTTGTGTTAGATTGGTTCTTTGACGTCGGCCAATGGCTCGAGTCGTTCAGGAATACAGATCTAGTGCTAAGCCAACAGTTTGCTACTTTGGTAAAGGAAACGGAGATCAAGCTATGGCTTGACGTAGGGAAATCTACTACAGGCAATGTTTACTCTTGCCCGACAGTTGGAGATCCTTTTCGTGTGTCCGCGCTTCATATGACTCGTTTAGTTGGCGAGAATGTGAAGTTACCCACTCTCCCGATGTTTACACCGGGAAAACTGAGTGTGTTGAGGCAACTTGACGCACTTGCACTTATTATAGGGGCTTTACAATCCCTAAGGAAGAGGTAACTATGCCTATTAATGGTATTACCATCAAAGAAGGAGCTACATTCACTCCTGTTGGGGGCACCGACATTACGTTCGATGACTCCGGCGAAGAGATTGCAAACGGAATCGTTTGTGTCAATCAGGCCGAAGCTGACTTTTTCGCACGCGAGAAACTTATCGCTGTGTCGAGATTGCCGGTTCAAGACAAGATGGGCGTGTTTTCGAAGCAAAAGACTTCTCTTCGGGTTATTGACCCAGAAGTCCTAGCGGACGGCAGCACTGTCTATAATGTTGGACGGTTTGAGATCGAGACGCACCCCGAAGGGGGCGCTGCACGTATCACTAAAATCCGCCGGCTGCTTTTAGCTGCGGCAAATTCCGCAAGTGCTGACAATTTGTTCCTCGTCGGCTCCATTAAGTAGGGGCCATAAAGGCTGTCAGTATCCTTTTGTTTAAAGGGGAATTATGGATTCTCACAAAAAGAAGTCCAAAGGTATACGTCGTAGCAAACGTCTGTACGACACCTCCGTCATATTACTGAAAATCCATCGTAGTATGATTAAAGACTTACAACCCCTAGAGGCTAGTTGGTTTTCAGATCCTCGTAATTATGTTGGGCCCATATATGAAAGTTGGACCTCATATGATTATAAGAAGATGTGCCAGCTGGAACATCTGTTCAAGAGAACAGTGTTGCCGACGGATGAAGATCAGAAGACTGTGGAAACACGGTCGTTACGAACATTCATCGAGTGCCAGAGTACTTTTGGCATACGTCGGAGAACGTTGCGATCAAACCTAGTTGTACAGCGTGCCAGGGAAATCATATCTGGCATAATCGGAGAGTTCGATTATCACGAATTCTTCAGTATGTGCAAATTTGGCAAGAAAGCAGCCAAAGGGCTCAAACTAAAGGAGTCCTACCTCGATGTAAGGGTGGATCGCTTGAACGGCTCGAAAGAGCAAATAGAGTGGTTCAAAGCAGCACTATGCGATGATATACATTTGCATAGAGCTGTGCGACGTGGGCTCAAGAAGGCTCAAATCGTTGCATCTTTAGATGTAAATGCAGTTCCTAAAGCCTTTGATAAGAAGCGTATTATTTTGCCTGATTCCACAATCGGCGGTTTTCTGTCGACTGGACTTGGGCGTTTGTTACGCAAGCTGTTAGAGGTGAGCACACATATCAAATTAGCAAAAGCACAGAATAAACATCGTCACCTTGCGAAAGCAAGCTCGGTGTCTGGAGCTAATGCGACACTTGATATGAAACGTGCATCTGATTCATTTGTGTGGGAACACATTACTATGTTACTCCCTGAATCATGGTGGCCAGTTCTTGAAGTTGTTCGTACTCCTTTAGCGAAAGTAAAATTTCCTGATGGACACGAAGAATTGATTGAGCTCGGCTCATACATGTTAATGGGCTCAGGACATACGTTCCCTCTACAATCCATACTGTTTTATGCAATCAGTAAGGCAGTATTGGAACTGCTCGGTTCTCGTGCAAGAGTGTGGGTTTATGGCGATGATATTATTCTGCCCTCTAAATTTGCCTCCTATGTCATAGATTTATTTGATGACCTCGGGTTTACCATCAATACAAACAAGTCGTTTGTTGATGGACCGTTCCGTGAATCCTGCGGTGGCGACTACCATCGTGGTATAGATGTACGCCCTTTCATGCCCGAACATATTTGCTCGCATGTTGGAGCAAAAGAGTACACTCAATTTCTTCATAAACTCTACAACGGATTGTTGTTCAACGACAAGTTGGATGACGAAGTACAAATCCGATGGGAATATGAGGAGATCCCAGAAACTTTGGATCTCATCCTAAATGAGATTCTGAGTGTATGGGGCGAGTTGTACCCAATACCACAGGAATGGCCGGATGGCGAGGGGGTTAAGTACATCCCTCTCAAGTACGGTTCATTATCGCGTAAAGCTGTCTACCAAGACGGTGTTTGGCGGTACTTTGTCCTGAGTAGCAAGGCTGATCGGCGGAAACCACACGCTGAAAGGATCTACTACTGGTGTTGGCTGCATGGTCGTAAGTCTGACTCCGGTTGGACGGAAGACCCCCTGAAATGGGACGCAGAAGGGAATGGTCTCCTGGATAACACTGGCCAGGAGCCTGTTAAAGGGAGCTCTAAGCTCTGCTGGATTACCAAGTAATGCAATCCGCAAAACCCATTCATGCC